GTAAGTTGCAGGTTGCTCTGCTTGGTAAGCCACTGGAGCAACTGGAGCAACTGGAGCAACATAAGCTACCATTTCTTCACCTACTGCTGTAACTGGTGTTGTACCATCGACTAAAAAGTGGATTGGTGGATTTCCAAGAGCAATTTCAGCATTATTTGCATTAACATGATTGATGTCAGATAATAGTTGCATTACTTCTAGAACTTCTAATACTTCTAATACTTCTAGAACTTCAGGAACAAATGGTGTTAATTCTTCTCCTTGAACGATATCAGTAGAGTAATCTCCGTTTGTTGAAATTTGTATAGCTGAAGCGAAATCTTCATCTTCTTTGAAACCGGCAAGGTTTAGAGCTAGAATAGGTCCTCTTGAAAGAGCAGCCTTAGCTGATCTGTGGAAGAACATTCCTTTTTTCTCTAACGATTTGTCAATGTTTCCATATACCTGGATGAACGCTTCAACGTTTTCGATTAATACTGGTGTATTATAAGGTCCCTTTCTTGAGTGACCAACAACCAGCCTAAGAGTAGCAACGTCAATATTAGCAGTTTGAGATTTGTCAAATTCTAATCTGTAAACGCCTGAACTCTTGAATTGTAATAATTGAGGACTTAGTGCCATAGTTATTTAATTTTATTTTTTTATTTGTTAATCTATATATCCGTGTAAATTTGGAGTTTAGTCTTATATCAGGTCATAAATATCATATTGCATATCTCCTGCAGAATCGTTTTGTTGATACAATGTAGTCTCCATTAATTTATACTTTTCAGGATCTATAAAATCTAGTAATTCTTCAATGTAATCTGCATAATCCGTAGTGTTAAAAAACTCAGTGGCAGTGATTCCGGTCATAATAATGTCATCATTACCCATTTGAGCTCCATAGCTACCATTCTTTAGACCACCGAAAAGACTTGCTTCATTTACAGTTTCTGTGTCATTTATTTTTATTCTATTATTTTCAATTAATTTTTTAAAGTTTTGACAAAATACTGATTTATTATCTGCCTTTAACTTAATACCTGGTTTTAAGGTTCTAGAATCATGCCTATGTTTAAATCTTAATACCATTTCATCCTCAAATTCATTTCTTGAAGGATATACTGTTTGAAGGTATTTTAATAAGATAGATCCATACGTATTAAATTCTATAATCATTTTAACATTTTCAGGATTAAAGATTTCAACAGCAAGCGTGTATAGAACTTTAGCAAAGTCTTCTATGACGTGATCATTCGATCTGAAAACTGCAACTTGATTCAATCTAAAAAAGTCATACATTGCACCAGGTGTCACTGCATCAATAATATCCCTGTCTTCCATTGGTTCTACTTCGAAAACATTAATTACCGAGTAATCACCTCCATTACCTTCGGCGATATCAACTGAAAACAAATAAAATCTATTAGATTCCTTTGCTTCTTCTGGATCAAAATCTTTATGAAAACCTAGAACACCTTTAGTGTCTATTTGTATGTTTTCAAAATCTTCTAAATCATGCCATATAAATTCATGAGAATGCTTTCTCATATTTTTCATTACAATTGGACTTAATAATAAATTAGAAGAACTTACGAATTCATTTCCGTATTGTCTATTGAATGCATCTTCAGAACCAAGGTTACCAAGTTCTCTCTGATACCATTCATCGTCTCTGTCTGGATGTTGCCACCAATCGATTCTCGTTGGCGTATATTCATTATCTCCTCTTTCGGCAGATGCATATATTTCATAGAACTTATTAAAACCGTTCGGAGTTGAAGTGATGTTAATTCTTGATACGTTCGAAGCTGAGAGCGTTGGATATACGTTTTCATAAAATGAATCTACTATTGTTGGGTGAATATGTGCAAACTCATCAAGATATAAATTATGAATAGTAAAACCAATACCCGACTTTGCCGTAGTTGATTGACCTACTAAACGACATCCATTATCAGAACGAACATTCATTACATCATATTTAATTATACCTGGTTTCATAAAGAAGGGTAGGTTTTCTAATACAACCTTTGCCTTATCTATTATTTCTTTCGTTGATTCTGATTTGTTAGCTAATAATAAAGTTGTTTTATCATAGTTAAACGTAACATACCATGCATTAAAAATAGAAGCAGTTACAGTTTTACCCATTTGCCTAGATGCTAGAACGATATTAAATCTATTATGTTGAAAATCCCTAAGCATCTGCTTTTGATAATCTCTTAATTTAACCTGCTGAATCCCTTCATCTGTCATTACAACAGCGTATTTTTCAGCGAAGTATACTATATCATTTGCACATTTAGATAGTTCTGTTATCTCTTCTTCGGTATATTCGAATACTATATTTCCTTTACGTAGAAATTGCTTACCCTCATAGAATGGCATAGAGACTGCAGGTCTATAACCCTTATCTAATGCCACCAAAAGATCATTGACATTCTTAGTAGACCATACTAGTTTTTGTCCCGGATCACTCTGGTCTCCCTTAGGAATCCACATATTATCTCCTACGTAATCGCTCATATTATTCTTCGTTAGGTTCTACGTCTTCTATTTCACTATCGTCTATCCCGTTCCTGATCATTCTCATTAAATCTTTACTTCCTCTCTGAACTACTGAATTGTCTAAGCTACCTCCTGATTCTTCGATTTCTCTAACATCATCTCTTTTCTTATAGATTTCTATATCTCTGGAAATTCTCTTGGCACTTTCTTCAGTTGCCATTAGATACATTGTCTGAGATTTAATGATATCTAACATTGATTTTTGTAAAGTTGCAAGAACCTCAAACATCCTTGGTGCTAATTCACCATCTTCTATTGTTTGTAATAGGGTGGTTAACGCCCTTTCACCTGCTTGTAATTGATAAACTAATGAACTCATTGTCATTTCGTCCATCTTCTTTTTAGCGGAAATATATTCATCCTTTTCAATGATATCTTCTGCAAGATAAAATTTCATAAGGGCGGTTATTGTCTTTTTGGCGGTAGCTGTAGATTTAACCTTAAGTTCTCCAAACGTAGGAAGTATTTCCTTTGGTTGATGAGGAAGAAACGCTGGATCTGTTTCCGTCGCTTCTGTTATATCTACACTTTCGCCAATAAGTTCATCAAGCTCTTTTCTAATATCTTCTGCTTGGTCTTTTATTGACTTCTTTTCTTCTGACATAAGTTATTGTTTTATAGGATTATATATCCTAATTACTTAGAATGAAAGAATTTCTGAAATCCAATACTTGGTATTGCATTATCGATCATCTTTGCAAGTTGGTTGTCTCTGACCACGTATTGATTTAATACGTTTGATCTCTGCTCTTCTTCTATAGTCTGTTCAAATATTCTAAGATTTGTCATATACATTCCATTTCCTCTTAATTGGAAATTAGAATTTGAATTCCAAACCATGCCTCCTGATTTAACTTCATTGAATAATTCTATTAATTGTGTAGGGCTATTTTGAGGAAGACCTACTTCATTTAAATTATAAATACTTAAACTCATTGAAGAGAATTCATTACTTATATTTAATACAAAGGCATACCATTCTTTTTGTAAATTTATTCCATGATTAAACGTTACTGTATTGCCATTAGACATTACTTTAAATTCTGAATCATTTATATAAGATTTAAATCCTGTTAACGCAGTTGAATCTCCTATTACGAAATGATCTCCAGACGCCGTATTGAATCTAGGATTAAACCATCCTGAAATTGCCATATTTTCACCAACTCCTAACTGGGAAGATGCCTCATATTCAATACACAGTTCATCATTACTTAATGCAGATAAATCATAATAATTTTTACTAACAATAGTCCATCTGTTTTTTAATTCAAAATCTTTTATTTCTAAAGAAGTATTATAGAATTTTCTAATTCCATCATTATATGTTGATAATGTTGTTTTAAATTGTTGAGGATTTGTATCTTTTTCCTGCTCTTCCTTTTGTCTTTCTCCAAAAACTTCTTCAATTCCAGTAGTTAAAGCATCGGTTGCGTTATCAAATAAATTTTTATTAACTGAAGTTCTGTCCTGATATTTCTTTAACATTACTCTCCAATATGAATTAGTCTTATTAAACTCATCAGCTAAAGCTATAGTATGAACCTCGTACATTCTATTAATAATAGGAATATACATGTAATCCTTAGATCTAGGGTATCTGCTTTTTATTAAATTTCCAGCTGAATCTCTTTCTCCAAATGCATTGTCAAATTCTTCTTGAGTAATGTGAATTTCAAAGTCTGCAAAATCCATTCCGAATATATCGAAAGTTATACTTTCTTCAGGAAATTCATTTCCTGGGACTAATATCTTTATGTTTTTATTATCTACTACATCATGTAAACTATATTCCATAAGAGTAACGTCTTCTGTTCTCATATCTGGTTCAGTTCTAAAATAGTTTACTTCATGGCCAAATATATTGCTTACTAATCCTGTGATTTGTTTTACAAATTTAGTAGATTTACTTAAATTATATGGATTAAATAAATTATCATTACATTCTTCTACGATAATGTTTGCACATCCGTCCATTGAAAAGGGATCTAAACACTCAACACAAAAGTTAGGACATGCTTCAACAATACCGTCTTCAGTCTGTGTAGTATATGTGATTGAAATAAGAGATAAAGAGTTACCTCCGGATAATGAAGATACTTCTGCTTTTAGGTCAATATAAAGTGGAAGTGTATTATTAAAATCTAAACTGAATAAATCTCCGATGTTTGAAGTTTTATTTAATTCTGAAAATTCTGAAAAAGATCCACCAGTCTGTGACCATCTAAATTCATAATCAAATTTATTTAATTCATTAGGAACTAAGAAAAATTCTATTCCAGATGGTTGTGTTGAAAACTGAGGGGGTGTTGTTAATTCCAAAGTATATGCATCTGTTACACTATTAACTTGAAATATCTTATTTCCTAATACAATCTCATCACCGTTGGTTAGAAATGTAAAATCTGTTCCCATTCCTATTACTGTCGTAGATCCTGCATTCAATATAACTACACCCGTGGTTTGTGGTGTTGTTAAACCTGCTATAATTTCCCAGTCTGTAATCTTTATTACGTTCTGAAAAGGATCTTGTAGTGATGCTACAAGTTGATCTCCGTATGCGTTTGCAGTATATCCTGTTACCATTTAATATCTAGTTCTTTTGTCTATATATTCGTTAAAGAAAGCTAGTAATCAGTGATTAACATTATCTTAGGATTATCGTCCTGGATCTTGGCTTCTATACAGTCCATTAGATCTAATGCTGTATTAATAACGGCTGTTTCTTCTGAACCTTCTCTGGATCTTACATAAGAATCTAAGGCGTTAAATATATGAGAAGCATGGTGTCTTGCGTAAGGAACATTCTTTTTCATAAGACCTAATGAAATTAAAGTAGAGTTTATTTCTTCCAGATCTTTTTCTTCTTGGAATATATCATATAGTTTAAGTGTTCCAGCTAGAACTTTAAAATTAAATCGAAGTGTCTTAATTCCATCTATGTCAGATAATCTACTGTAAGATTTATTCTTATTGATAGTCAGTTTAACATATTCTAGATTTGTAAAATCATTTAAAATCTTATGTAGAAAATAGATAGTAGTTGCTTCTTTATGAAATTGTTCAAACCCAGTTGCATTAATTCTATTAATATCGGATTGAAAGTTTTCTTTTAAAAACAAAGATAATTGCTCTTTACTTACTAGAAGAGATCCATCATTAACGACCCTATAGTCTAATTGATTCTTTACTAGTGTAAGAATCTTATTGTCGATGTAATTATATTTGAATAGGGTGGCGTCAACAACCGTAGCCACATCATTAAAGTCGTAGTAACTAATCATTTAATATACCTGCATTGTGTTTTCTAATTCCAATAGATTCTTATTTAATTCAACTGGGTTGAATTTCTTAAGATCATTGAACTCTCTCATTCCAATTTCATTTCTTTGTAAAAAGAATTTAATTGTTTCTTCTTTAGGTATATATTCTTTTTTTGATTTTTTAGGTTTTGGAGCTGCCTTCTTAGTTTTAGTATAGATCCATCCTGGAACTGAACGAAATCTTGAAGATACCATGTGCCAACTATCTATAACTGCATTGCCATTAATTCCATTCACATTAAATAGCTGTGCATTTGATGGATATTTAATAGCAAAAAATCTGTTAATCATGAAGTGGTGTCTCTTCTTATTAAAGTTCTTTACGTTCTTGTATTGATTAGGTTTTGTAAACATGATCTTTACAAAATCAAATAATTTTGTTTCGTCTAGCATATAAATTATACTGTAAACTTGCTATAAGTTTATTAAAAAAGTTCGTTCAATTTCTTAGTAGAAGGTCTTTCCTTGCTACTATCTTCTTTTAATCCTGCGAAGGCATCATACTTTTTAGGAGCACCTTGTGATTTCTTTGCCATCCAATCTGTTCCTTCTAAGATCTTTTCCATCTGGGTGATATTAGAGAACTCTGGTAAAACATTTCTATCTACTTCAATATTATTATAAATACCTTTTTGAATTGCAAGGGGAATAGTATTATAGTGAAGAAGAACTAGATCTAGGTTTTGATTAAATCTAATTCTGATTTCCTTAGGATCAGATTTACCAACAACTCTATAGATAATATCTACTAGCTTATTTACTTGACCTCTATTGAAAAAGTGCTCTATTGTAAATTCGCTTTCTTCTTTCTTATATTGTTCTAAGATCTTTACACAATGTTTTTCTGTAAGTGAATAGTTTCTGATCTTGCCATTAGATGCAGCTTTAGTCCATGTAATAACTGAAGGAATATTATCTGATTTGTCACCTTGTAGGATTTTACCAAATACAAAGTCGTCACAGTTAATTTCTTGAACTTCTACTCTGTTCTTATCCATCCATGCTTGGAAGTCTTCCTTTAGCTTGTCGTATGTTGCTTCTTCTGAGGCAATGTTGAATAATAATTCGTCATTGGTCATTGCAGATGTTTTTCTAGATGCCATTACATCTTCGAAACCTTCAAAGGCAATAAGCTTTTTCTTAGAATTATAATACCATAGAGTATATGCATCTGTCGCTTGATTGTAGTTTACAAGTTGAATTAAATCTCTATCACCTGTCCATGCAATGCAATTTTTACCTTCACTATTTAATTGAGTAGACCAGCCGTACATTACATCATCTGCTTCTGCACCTTGAACTTGGTGGATAATAATACCCTTTTGTTCTAGTATTTTTTGCCATTCAGCATAAACACCGAAGACTGCTTTCCAATTAATAGAATCGTCATGTGTTCTAGTTCCTTTATATTGTGCATCAGGAAAAAGATCTTTACGCCATGATTTAGCATCAACTGCAACAACAATCTGGTCTACAAAAGGAGCCATTTTACGAACTTCTGAGGCGAAGTCAATGCATAGCTTTCTCATAAGTTGAGATTGTGATTCTTTATCGCCTAATAATTGTTTACCTTTAGGCCTAGGTAGAACGAATAGTCTACTATGTAAAAAATAGTTACCGTCAATTAACAATGTATGTTTTCCTAGTTTCATGTGTTTTGTTTTATATTACTAATATAAGCAAAATTTCTGAGATAAAAAAATATTTCAGCAATTAATTTCTAATTATTTCTTGTAGCTTATATATACAACTTAGCATGGTTATCGCTGGGTCAATTACGTGAACCCTTTGTGCTTGATGTTCTGCTACAGTTACTGCAATTTGAGGAATATGCTTTGCGCTATTTCCTTTCTCTGATTGAATATAGTCTATGAACTCTTCTCCTAATGTTTGAAGTATTTCATCTGTTCTATTTGAATATTCACCTACTAAATACTTATAGTTTTTAACAGGGTCAGTTTCATTAAAGATTAATTCAAAAACATCTTTATAGACTGAGTTAAACTTTTTAACATCATTTAATGTAATATTACTCGTTCCTTCTGACTTATATCCTTGTAATTTATTAAGTGTCGAGCGAAGATCTGGGAAGTTTCTACGGACAAATTCAACCAATGCTGGTTTTTCTATTGTCATTTCTTCTTTTCCACATATATCATATACTCGTCTAATATATTTCTTTGTCAATTCGCTCTCTTCTTCTTTATCAAAGTCGAAATTAATTACTTCGAACCTTGAAAGAATTGGATCTGGAATTTTATTTACATAATTACAGGTTGCAATAAACCTTGAATTAGATGCAAATTGTTCCATAGTAGCACGAAGCGCTTTAAAGAATTGATCAGATACACCATCTACCTCATCGAGGATAACTATTTTCATCTTACCTTGATCATCTAAGATAGACATAGTAGAACAGAAATCCATAATCCTGGTTCTAATAACATCTACTGAAGTATCAGTTGATGCATTGATGTAAATATAAGGAAGTTCGAATTGCTTAACAATCGCCTTCGCAGTAGATGTCTTACCAGTACCAGGGCTTCCAGCCAAAAGTACATTTTGAGTTAGACCATCTTTAAATTTTGACATTACTCTTTCTGGTAAAATCAATTCGTCTAGATTACTTGGACGATATTTTTCTGTGAACAGTGTGTGAACCATGTAAATTTGTTTAATAATTATACATAATATAGCTGTTTTGTTTCACGAATAAATACTATATGGCATATAATAAAAAATATCCTATATTGGAAAGGGTTTCCCCTCATTCTCCTTACTCTAACAGATTTGGAATTAAGCTATCAAATCTTGCAAGACAGCAGAAGAGGCTATTAATAGAAAATCCTATCCTAGGTGAAAGATGTGAAAGCGATCAGTTCGTTCATATCATATTTAATATCTGTCAACATAGATATACTTCTTCTAAAAATAAGTATTATTATGATTGGTCTACTGATTCGTTCGTTAAAATGGAAGATCTTAAAGAAAACTATAACACCATAGACTGGGTCTGTGCACTATCTAATAAACCTATCAGATCCAAGACAGATGACTTTAGTATGCAAAACTTTGTTCATCCAGAGTATCATGATGCACTACTGGCCCCAATGGTGGATAGCAGAATCCTTAAATCATCGATTGAGTTTCGTAAGCACATAAAAAAACTCCTATTGAATCAACAACAGGAGTTTCTAAATTTAGCTCGTAAAAATTCTAAAAAGAATTTAGATTAGTTTAGAGAAACGATCTTTAATTGAAATAGACTCCTGTATTAAGGATTCCATTTCCATTTTTCTAAGATCAGATTCAAATATTAAACCTAATTTAGTATTGTTTAATTGCCATGATTCTTTTGCAAGAATTTTAGCTTTAAGGTCTTTGGCCTTTTTGATTTTTGCTTCATCTCCGCTTTCTTCTGCTTTCGCAATAACAGCATCTACTCTTTTAGTCATTCCTTCTTTTGAGTTATCTGTCTTATCCACTTCTTCGGTTTCCTCTTCAGGTTCTTCTTCATCGTCTACAGCCGTTCCAAACGCATCGAAATCACTTTCCTCTTCTTCACCTTTTTTTGGTTTTGGAGTTTCATCCGTATCTTCGACTTCAGTTTCAGCGGGTGTTGTTTCCTTTTTCTTGTTCTTTTCTTGCTCAGCTCTTACCTCTTCTAATTCAGCTTTAACCTTTTCATCATTCTCTGCTGCATCTTCTAGTTTCTTAGCATTTTTCTCTTGCTCAGCTTTTATTTTATCCATTCTCTCCTTCTGAGATTGTTTAGACTTATTAATTCTTTCTTGTAAATCTTTCTTAGTTTCAGGGCTCATCGTGTCTCCCATTGCATCTAATTTATATGTAGCTATTTCTTGAGCAGTAGCATCCTTAATGTCTGCTATTAAAATTTTTACCTTGTTAGATCCGAAACCGCTCACTTCAGCGTACTTAGCCTCTGTCGCCGTTTCAAAATCAGTAGTAGCTTGTTTAATACCGTCCTTTTTCTTAGTCATTGCAGATATTTGATTATCTAATTTAGCTTTCATTTTATCTAAAGCTGCTTTCTTTTTTTCAACGGATGCTGCTTGCTTTGCTGCCTTCGCTGCTGCCTTAGAATCTTTAGTAGGTGCTGCTTTCTTTGCTGCCTTAGAATCTTTAGTAGGTGCTGCTTTCTTTGCTGCATTAGGAGCCTTTGCAGGTGCGTCTGCTTCTTCAACTGACTCAGCTGTAGACATTTCAGCTTTCTTATCTTCAAGAGAAGAGACTGCAACTTCCATTTTAACAGTTTGTAATTTTAACTGCTTTAATTTAGTATAATCCTTTTCAGCTGATTTGATAACTTTTTTATTCTTTTTAGTATCTTTAATTGCTTTAACACCTAATCCAAATGCTCCCATAATAGCTCCTAAACCTAAAACAGCTCCCATTATAATAGGATCTGACATAAGAGTCGCTTTCATTGCGTTTTCTTTTACTAGAGTATCTTCTGATTCTGTAAGTTGATCTGAAAGATTTTTTAGTGAATTAATAATATCATCACAATCTTGCATCATTTTAGAATAACCTTCTTCTCCTGTTGCTTCTGGAGATGCTACGACAGTAGCAGTGTCTGATTCTATTGAAGCTGATGATTTAGCTACAGGTACATTATCTTCGGCAGCTTCAACTATTGAATCGGCCTTTTTTGTAGAATTATACCATTGTTCGAATGTTTTCATCTTTTATATTGATTTGTTTATAAAATTATATTCTATATATCTGTTTAAGTTTCAACGAAACAAAAAAAAGGTCCTCTAAAATAGAGGACCTTTAATATTAAAATCTAGGTTAGTTCTAATTAAAGTACTAAACCTGTTACATTAAATGTAGCGTATTGAGTTTCTGGGTGGAAACCTGCTTCAACTAATGCGAATCTAGATTTAACAGCTACTTTAGGAGCCATAGTTCCTTCAGCAATTGCTTGTACTGATTCAGCCATTAAGTAAGGCATGAATACTAATCCAGGACCATTACCATCACCTTTTCTACCAACTACTACTTCATGAGCGTCGTTACCCCATTCTTGTCTTGGGTCAGTGTATACATTTACACCAGCTACAGAACCTACTGGGTAGATTGCACCTGCTGCTTGTGATAATGTGTTAGCCATTGGGTTAGCAACGAAACCAGCAACTGATTGTAAAGCTGTAGCCACTTTAGGACCTACAACACAGAAGTTACCTGCACCTCTTCTACCTCTGTTAGCGATATAGTTCGCAGCAGCTAAGATACCTGTTAAGATTCTTCTATGCTGAGATGCATTAGTTTCACCACCTAAATATGAAGATGCTAATTCTAATGATAAATCTAAATCAGCAGAAGCGTAAACACCACCAGTTACTTCACCAGCATTTTCTTTACCTAAAGCATTAAGCTTAGCTAAGATTAAGTTGTTGATTGACTGAGTTAATTCGTTAGTTAATACTGACTCAACTTGAGCAACAGCATCTACACCGAATTGTTTTAAATCTTGTACTTGTTCTCTAGTAACTGCAGCAGCAACTTGGAAAGTTTGTGCAGCAACACTTTTTGAGAATAAAGAAAGACCCATGATTTTGTCAGGAGTTTGCTCACCAGCACCTCTACTAAATGGATCTCCAGCTTCAGAAGCTGCAGCGAATCCTTTAATATGATCTTCTAAACCTTTTACTAATTCAGCATCACCGTAAACTCCAGTTAATGGAGCAGTATCTGCATTAGCATCTAATTTGATGATTGAGAAACCATCTAATCTTGATTTACCAACATATACGTCACCGTTAGATTCAACAGTAGCTTTAGCAGTATTAGATTTGATGTAAGTTGGGTTAACTGTTTGATCATCACCGATTCTACCACCTTCGTAAACGAAGTCTAAGTAAGAAAGTAATCCCATTGGTCCAGCCATTGGTACCACAGGTACTAAATCTAAACCGATAGTTTGTGCAGCAACTTGCATTGCTAATGGTAATAATGTTGGAGCTTTATCTCCTGAACCTGTAGAACCGGCAACTGCCATGTTCGGTAAAGATACATTACCCATACCAAAGATGTTACCTGCATCGCCTAAGGCCATTGTGTGTGCATCTTCGTAAAGTTTGTGGTTATGACAGTATTCTGACATCCACGCTAGTTTTTCTGCTTCGTTGATACCTGTAGCTGATTCGATGATCGGAGCCCAAGTTTCTCTAACTTCTGCAGAGTTAATTAAATTTGCCATTTTATTATTTGTTTTTTTTTAATGGTTGTTTAAATTTGATCGATTGAACGATCTTCTCGATGTTTGTCAGATTTTTTCTTCTTATCTGATTATCGATATACTATATATTGTTATTATATTTACGTTTTTTACGTTTTTCCTAAAATATTAAGATATTACTTGTTGAATCTCTTGTTAATAGACTTCTTAACATTAGTTAAATCATATAAAGGTTTTTTGTCTTCAATAACAGGAGCAGCTTCATTTACTGTCTCTACTTTTTCCATAACAACTTTGACATCTCTAAGATCTCTAGTTTGCCAGAAGTTTCTTACTTGGTAAGCAGTTTCTAGTTTATGGTATTTAGATTGAGCTAAAAGAGCTGTTTTCTTGTTGTCTGATAATTTAGACCATGTTTCTTTATATTCTTCTGGCATCATTTCAATAACATTAGGTTCGTTAGTTTTAACGCTATTTACTAATGAAGAGTTCCATAATGTAAGAATTTGTCCTTCAGTTAAGAATCCTTTTCCTTCGATTGATTTTAATACTTTAGATTGATCTTCAGTATTTAATTCGTTATATTCTGATTTCTTAGCTTCAGAAATAAATCTAAAGAAATGAGGGTTAGTATTTTCTTTAACAGTTGCTTTTTCGATTAAAGCAGATAATTTAGAAGTAATTTCAGATTTGTAAGTATCTAATGCATCTACAGCTTCTTCAACTTCTTCAACTTCTTCTTCAGTTTCTTCTACTGCTTCAGCTTCTTCGGTTGCTTCTTCAACAAATTCTTCAGCATTTTCTTTATCTTCAGCATCAACGTCTTCAACTTTAAAAGTTTCTCCGTCTACTGTAAATTCTTTTTCTCCGTCTGCGATTGCTTTAGCTCTTGCAGCACCGAATGCATTTCCTTCTTCAACTTCTTCAGTCTCTTCAACTTCTTCAGTTTCTTCAACTTCTTCTTCTTCAGAAATTTCTTCGTCACCGGCATCGTCAACTGTATCTTCTAACTCGTCTTCTAACTCGTCAGATTTGTCTTTAACTTCTGCACCGTGATCCAGTTCATTATCTTCAGCATCAACTGTAGGTTCAGTAACATCAGTAGAATCGTCTTCATCTTCAATTTCTTCAACTTCTTTACCAGCTTCATCTTCTAGTAATAAGTTAGAATTAACTGTTTCTGCAACGTATTCTGCATATTCAGTAACTTTTTCTAAATTTTCTTTTAAGTATTCAATATACTTTAATAAGCCTTCATGAGTTGTTGCACCTTCATTATAAGATTCTGCTAAATAATTAGTATATTCTTTAATTGATTCAACACCTTCAGCAACATGCTCAGTATATGCAACGCTATTATCTAATTTCTCAGATATTTCGTTATTTGTAGTTATTGTATTATCTAAGTTTTCAGCAAGGTATGCAGAATACTCGATAGTCTTTTCTAATTTCTCAGCAAGATAGTTTGAATATTCTTTAACGCTTTCAACTTCAGACTTTACAGATTCATCACTATTTAAAGATTCCATTCCCTCTTTAATAGTTTTTATTTCGCTTGATAAATACTGTGAATATTTATTAAAATCATCAGTACTTACGAATTTTGATTCAGCCATTTTGTTTTCAGTTTTATTTTCGGTTGTTAAAAGTTCTTTTGTATTTCCAATTTCATAAATTTGAATGCTAGAATCGTTATCAAATCCGAAAGATTCGTTAACTCTTTTTAATTCAGCATTTTCAAAACCAGGATCTGCAACTAAATCATAAGTGAATAATTGCTTAATTTTAACAGTCCCGTTAGATTCAACTGTACCAGCTGCTCTAGATGAAATTTGTAAAGGAACACCAGCATCAACCAAAGCTTTAGCCTGACGACCAGCTTCAGTATCAAGTAATCTGATTTTACCTTTTACTTGTTTTGTTTCGCTATCATAGGATAATTCTTCAATAACGTGAGATACGTTTTTTAAAGATACATCAAATGTTTGTGGGTGATCTAATTCTCCTAAAAGTTTAGAAGAACCTATTTTAGATTGAAGAGCTTCAATTTGTGGAACATATTCTGACTCAGTATAGATTCTATTATTTCTATTCTTTTTGTCAATTTCTCCAAATATACCTTCAAGGACATAAGCCCCATCACCATCTTGTTTGAATTCTAATTCACTAGAAGATCTTTCTAGGATTAATAGATTGTTTTTTGTATTCATATATTTTAATACTATGTTTGTTTATATATCTTTTGAAGAATAATGATTTTTCATTTTTCTATATTTCTAAGTCTCCTAGTTCATCTTCTAGGCTTGAGCCTTCTTCTCCTTCTCCACCATCATCTCCACCGGCTTCTTCTTCTTCAGTTTCCTTTTCAGTTTTCTCAGTTTCAACCTCTAAAAAATACTTTAATATTGTTTGCATATCTTCTTCAGTAAATGCATTATTCCCGTATTCTTTATAAAAATATTCTTTGAATTCTTTCTCTGTTTTACTTGTATTTATTACTCCTATAATTTCAGCAGATTTAATCTTTTCACCTGAATCTAAAAGAATATCATCTACTATTACATCTGAATCGTCTCCGACCTCTATTGCATCCTCTGTTAGATTAGAGTAGTTTTTAAATGTTTGTAAGTGTTTCATTGCTATTTATATATTCTTTTTTCTGGATTACATTGCCATAGGATCAACATCCGGTTCTTCGGCATCAATATTAGCCTGTCTTTGTTTATATGCTTCGTTTGAAACTTTATCATCTGGTGATAATTTTAAGTATCTGTCTACTAAGAATTCCATATCGAAGTAAGGCATTTCTTCCATCGTAACTGGATCAGTTTTCATTAGGGAGTCTTGCATTGTAGATATAAAGTCTAATCTTTTCTCCATGATTTCCATTTGCTTTAATTCAGCAAACATGTTTTCTTCATTAAATTGAATAGCTATTTGAGTTTTAAAACCTGCATCATCTTTGAATTCAGGAAATTTAAGACACATTTGGATGTGAAGCGGTTTTACTAAAATTTCTTGGAAAGAAGAACGTAATCTTTTAATAAATTTAGAAAACTTAATTTCATCTCTAATCATACCATCAGCTGCAAGGTTAAAATCACCACCACCGTCTTCATACATAAATCTATTGAATGGTATTTTAGAAACCATTTTTAATTTATCATTAAAATATTTAAGTGCTTCTGTATCTGATAATTCTGGACCTTCTCCTCCTAGAGTTTCAATCTCTGGAGATTCACCTTCTTTAGATGGTAACCAGTATTCTTTATTAAACTGAAGCATTGGTTTTCCATTAGTTGCTAATGTAGCTGAATCCCAATCAAAATCTACAACTTCTTTATAGTTACCCATTAATTGTGCAAGAGATTGTTTTGCTCTTGTCTTAGATTTACCACCAACTGGGATGATAAACTTCATTCTATAAGAAGAATTAGTAACTGCCCAGATAACTCTGGTATGTTCCATAATTCTCATTAAGTTAAATGATCTTATAAGTCTTTCTAAGTAACTTACTCTCGAGGCAGTGGTTATTGAAGAATAAGAAAGATAGATGATCTGTGCATCATATAGAACTCTTTCCTTAACTGGATCGTCCTTAAATTGAACCCATACTTTTTTACCGTCATCTTTATTATAACCTGGCATTAATGTAATAGGATCTATTTCTTTAAAACCTATAATCTGATCTTGCTCTGGATTGTAAATTATTTCAAAAGACAAATATCCATCAATTAGGAATTTTCTAAAGAAATACCATGCAGATTGATCAGAATTAAACCCAAAATATTGGTATAAATCTCTATACGATTTATTTAAGTATTTAGTAACTTCTTCTGAAACATCCATTCCAATAAGTTCTGGATTTCCAATAAAGTTCTTATTGTCATATACGATAGATTCATCACATAAGATATCTAATATATCTTCTATTTCATCATGAGTGGAAAATCTTCTTAATTCGTCTCTTTTACCTTCATAACCCTGGTCAAAGAAAGGAATATTTTTTCTCATTGTTGTGTCCGCCATCGATAATGCAGCAAATGCTCCATACATATTATCGTCGTCTAGACCCATTTGATTCATTTGGCCGTAACCAAATTCATCTTCTACGGGACCTATTGCCTGAGATTGTCTTAAGACTAAATCATCGTAATACATTCCGAAAGACGAGAGTCTTTTTAATGTATCACTTAAAGTGAATGATCTTTTACCAGTACTTAATGGTCCGTTTCTTTCTATAAATCCTGCCATGTGTTAAAATTACAATTGTATTATACTTCTCTTTATATATTCTTTTTTCTACGATGATCTTCAAATAATTTAATAAGCTGCTCTTTATTAATTCCCTGTAAGGAATTAAAGTCAATAATTGCCATTTTACACCAATCCTTATATGCAACTACAGCTTGATTAGATTTACCAGTTTTCTTATACCTTCTTATTGCAAAATCATATCCGGATTTCTCTAAATACTTTTTTGCACCTATATATGAAAATTTAGGTAATCCTCTCTGTGCATCTGCACTTTTTGTTTTAGATGCTGCTTTTATTATCGCAGAATACTTTTCATATACTTCGTCTAAAAAATCTTCTCTGATGTTAGGAGGAAGTATTGTTATATTTACTCCTATATCATCTCCGTTATAAGGATCTAACGCAAGAACTACTGGCTTATCATCAAACCACATTAAATTTTCTGAGACTGGTTTATAATTAAATACATATAATTTACCTGGTGTAAACTTGCCTCTAGTAGATCCTACTGCCTTTTCTTTTCTATCTTTAAGACCACTTTCAAACCAAGCTATCGATTCTTTCGAAGCCTTAGCCCTTCCTTTGCCCTTTATTAATTTTTTTATTTCTTCTTTAATGTAGCCCATTGATTATAGTTTCTTCTGTTAGAACTATGAAATTCCAATTTCTTTGAGAGCAGAATTCTTTAGCTGCATTATATTTATCCATATTTTTAACATATTGCTCTGCTAAAAATTTATATGACTTAAGAGCCTTCTTAGAATTTACTTTAGGAGGCTCTGGTTTTTGTATCTGTTGCTTTGGTTTGATTTCTACTAGATATTCTTTAGTAGTTTCATCCGGCTGAATTGCCTTAAAATAAAAATCAGGGTAATATTTTCTTTTGGTAGAATCTTGTCTAGACCAATATGGTATTTCAACCGGTTCACTTGACCACATACTTACCTTTTCATTTTTGTCACACCACATCATAAACTTACGTTCCCAGGAGCTTCTATATATGATTGGAGTAGGTC